TCACTTCCTCGGCTTCCAACCGCACGCCTTGGCCCCGGCTAAGTTGTGTGCCAGGATTTGCCGGGCGGTTCCATCGGTCAGCACGTCGGAGTTATCGACATAGATTGGCTTGGTCCAGTCGCAGGCCGTATCAACGATCCGAGTTTTCACCTGTACTTCGGGCTGGATCGGCTCCGCCGGCTCCGGTTGACCATTCGTTGCGCAACTGGACAGCAGCGGACCCAGCAGGCAGAGAAGCCACGTCATTTTCCACATTTGCACGCTCCTTGATGGACTGCGCGCCGGCCTGGGCGGCAGCGGCGTTCGCTTGCGCCTCGGCGTCGCGCACCGTGGCGGTTTGGGCCTTCGCTTGTTCGGTGGCGGCGTTTGCTTCTGCGACCTTCTGGCCGGCCTGCGCCACCCGAGCATCAGCCGCCTTCTTGTTGACGTAGCCGAAGATCAGCCCGGCCAGGACACCAATTGCGCCGACCAGGGCGGGCCAGATGGAGGCAAGCATTCCGATCAGTGCGCTCATGCGGATTCCCCTGTCAGCATCATGTAGGCAAGGCGCTTGGCTCTTGCACCGACCTGACGAGCCCATAGGCTGTCGAGCATCCCGTCATGGGCGGCGTGCCAGTCGTGGGCTTGTACGGCCTTGAGGGTGTTCTTGAAGGACAGCAGACGCCCGCCCAGGTTAAACGCCATGTTCACCAGCACCCGCTGCCGTACCGGGTCGAGGCTGCGCCACCAAGGCAGATTCCTGTCTAGCCAAAGCTCCGCCCGCACAATGTCGTTCGCGAGCAGCATCAGCGCCTCGTCGTGACTGATTCCAACGTCCTCCAGGTTCCTACCGATACCTATCGTTGTCTTGCCTACCGTATCCTTGTAGGGCTTGAGCCTCTCCCCCTCGTCCCTCACAAGTTCGGCCTGAAGCGTCGCAAGGTCATACCCGCCCATCGTCGTCCTCCTTCTTGCGCTCAATCTTCGTGTAGCGGAAAAAGATCATCAGCAGGAATGCCGTGACAGATACCCATCGGGCCGTTCCTTCCGGCAATGCCGCCTTCAGATCGGACGGAACCATGTTCCATGCGTCGATGAGCGTCGGACCGAAGGCGGTCAGAGCCGCGAAAGCGGACGCTGCAATGACGGTGGAGCGCTTGTGCAGCTCACGCCAGTTATCAGCTAGGGCTATCTTCATTTGGCCCACCGTTGCATGTCCGGCCGGTTGTCGGCGCGGTTCATCATGAGTTGGCTAAGCATGGTTTTGATATCTCGGATGTCGTCCCCCATCCGGGCGTTACTCGCCTCAACGATGGTGAGGCGCTTGTCCATTCCGTTGTAGAGGCCGATAACCCACCCACAGCCGCCCAGTACGGTTCCGAGAATGACCATCGCAGACGCCACCATAGACACCAACATCTTGGCGCTGACCATCCACCCTTCTTTTGGCTCATCTGCCATTACCTATCCCCTCTAGGCGTAAAAAAACCGCCTTTCGGCGGCGGTTGATCGTAGAATCTGCGTATGAGCGAACAGTCAATGCGCATTGCCATAGCGGCATTCATCATCGGATTGATACCCTTCATCCGGTGGGCCATCTGCCATTTCCTCGGCGACTGCTATCACAGCAAGCGAAGCGCTAGGTATGCCTTAGGGAAGACCTTCGGTCGCGGGTTGGCCCGGTTACGGTCATCGGGCCGCCAGTCCCAATAGCCCCCCAATTACGGGCGACGCTTGTTCCAAAAGCCCCCCGGCTTTGATCGCAGCGTCTGGCCGACGAGCCATGGCGGCAGCAGCGGCCCGGCTCACTCCCGGAAGGTATGGGATAGCGCCGGCCAGCAAGCCTGCCGGGATCGCCGGGCTATACAACCCCGTACTCAGCGCACCAAGCCCAGCGAATAACCGGTCCGCCGTTCCGGAGTTCGGAATCGTGCTGTTCATCACGCTGCGGCCAGCATCCGACAAGTCCTGCATCATGGCGGTGCCCTTGGCATAGGCGTTCTTCCGAGCCGTCTTGTCAGAAGCGCGAACTGCGCTGGAAAATTGCGCTGGGGTAAAAATCCCGTCATCCGCACCGGTCATAGACGCTGCCCGTTGCAGTCGCGTGAACTGGGCATACGCCTTGTTAATCTTGGACAGCTCCGGAGCGTTCTTCGGGTTGGCGCGTTGCAGCGCCTCCCTTAGCGCGGTCTGGACCTCACCAAGCGCGTTCCCTAGGTCGCGCTCACTGGCAACAGCGCTGCTGCGGTAATTGGTGGCTAACCGCCCGATTTCGCTTTCGATCTGCTTAAAGCCCTGGCCGTCCGCGAACCCGTTGGTTAGCCTCGATCCAACCTGGGACGACACGATATCGTTGAACTGTTTGCCGCCATCCGGCAGGGACCGCGCCATTTGCTGCAACTTGCCAAGCTCCCGCCCAAATTTGGCATCCGCGCGGAAGGTCAGCTTGGGTAGCAGGGAGTCGTAGGCATTGCCGATAATCTGGTCAACCTCCTGCATCCCCTCGCGGCCGACGTTGGTTACCTTCTCGCCCAGCGGAGCAACAGCGCGATTGAGCGCCGCCCGGTTGAAGTCCTCTACCCCTCTCGTGCGGGCGGCTCGGATCGCATCGCCAACGATGGGAACGCTGATGGCCTTGTCCTCGATAGTCCGAGCGGTGCCACCAAGCAACTGTCCAGCCGTCGGGGTCACGCCCTCTTTGAGCAGCGTTTGGATCTGTGGGTTGCTCGCCGCCTTGGGCGCTATGGCTCTGCCAACTAGCCCCCCGAGCGTCGAGCCGCCAGCGCCGAATGCGGCGCCAAGGCGCGCTTGGCTGAGTTTCTCTTCTGGGGTGTATTGGCCCTCCAGAACTGGATTTAGCAACCCCGTGGCCGTGCCCCCGGCAGCACCCGCTACGATGCGCTGCGGCAGCGTCACAGCCGCCCCTGGAACTCCAGCGAAGATTGGAGCAGTAGCCGCCACGTTTCCAGCCAAGCGGTAAGCGTCGAGCCCAGATTGCCCGGTCGCGGTGCGCGCGGCCTGGTACGCCTTTTCGTCGTTCGCCAGGGACGTATCCAACTGAGCGGGCGTGGCGGGAGTCAACCCTACCGCCTTCGTGACGGGGCCGACCAGTGGCAGGTCGTTCAGATACTGAGCCCCCGCATTCACAGCATTGACAACCGGTTCAGGAATAGCATGCGCCAACATCTGCGCGCCAGCGTCTACAACGTCCTTGGCACCGCGCAGCGCCCGCATGGGAGGGCTTGCCACGATGCGTTGCTCCAACGTAGCGGGACGGCTTTGTACGTCGGCCTCGGTTGGTGGGGTAGCCTCGCTGTCTTCCCATCGCACCTTGGATGCATCGATGGGTTCACCCGTGGACGGCGATTCCCATTGCACCTTGGCTGGGTCGATGGGCTGCGCCGCATTCGCAGAAGGCAATACGGCGGAAGCGATCCGGTCACCCATACCCTGTTTCGGCATCAGCCCTGCAACGACCTTCGGTACATAGTTCCGAGTTTCTTGGGGGAGCAGCGACATCCAGTTATCCCCACCCTTCTGGATTGCAGCGTCAACACGTCCCGGGCCGGCGTTGTAGGCAGCCAGGGCTTGCGGGACGCTCCCGCCGTACCGGTTAACCATCGCGCGCAGGTAGTCCTGTCCAACCCGGATACGCTCTGCCTCGCTGTCGTCTGCGGCAGGTTTCACACCAAATCCTGGATCGCGATTGGTAGCCGGCATTACCTGCATCATCCCTTGCGCGCCAGCAGGAGAGGTTATCAGGTTGCCCTGCCTGTCAAAGCTGCGTCCACCGCTTTCCGCCTGCGCAACCAACCTGATCAGATCGTCCAAGTCTGCCATTACTGGTACTCCACAGATCCGTCGCTGTATTGCACGACCGGCCGACCGTTGTAGGTCCCCCGACGAGTGACCTTCCGAGCCCCACCAGCGCTGCTACCTGCCTCCTTACTATCGGAAGATGGAATGTCCAGCCCGGCTTGCTTGTACGCCCGTTCACGCGCGGCGGAAAGCACAGACTTCAGATCGCCCAGGGCTTCACGATAAGCCCCCTCGCTCTGCGCGCTATTGAGCCTGGCGATAGCATTCTCAGCCTTCTGGCCTTCCACTTCGGTGATCGCCCCCCCGCCACGCAGAGACTGATATGCCTGCAAGAATGCCTGACCTTGCAATTGGCCTTGAATCGCGCGGAAATCGGCTTGGTCCGTCCCCGGGATTGTCGGAGCCACAGACCACGGGCCGACCGAATACTTCAGGCCTGGGTGCCCAAGCGCCTTGTCGATGGTCGAGGTCAGTTGCGTGATTTGAGTATCCAGCTTGGGCAATTCGGCGCGAGCAGCGACGACTTGAGCGCTTGGCGCTGTACCTAGTCCTGCGGCCGACCCAGACGCAGCCCCCCCGGCAGCCTCAGAAGGCCGTCCGGCCGACTCACCGCCCAGCAGCGCGGCAGCCTGAGCCCGCGGCATCAATTGGGTACCTCCGCCGGGCAGCGGGACCGCTACGAGGTCATACTTGGCCTTTGCAGCCTCCTGGGCGTCGGTCGTAGCGCCGGCTTGAGTCGCCGTCCCTTGCAGGTAACCGGCTATCGGGGCGATTGTCGGTTTCCCATCCGCGCCCATTTGCAGGTTGAAGCCCTCCGGGACCTTTGGGATGTACTCACGCTGCCCCGTCACGGGGTTGTCGTAGAAGGCACCAGGGTCTCGCTTCACCCCGTCATTGGCGTACTTGTACTGATCGAATACATCGACGCCTGCCAGCTTCAGGGCCGTCACGTCCTGGAGAGACAGCGGGAACCCTTGCGTGCCACCGCTTGGCATGGCGGACGGACTGTTAGAAGGGACCGCGCCCGCCAGCAGTGCTCCCGGTTGCGATTGACCTCCTACCTTCCCCAGGATGTCGAGCACAACCCGGTTCTTCTCGGCGTCCTGTTGCAGCTTCGCCGCCTGCGCCTTGCGATAGTCACCCAGATAGGCGTTCTGCTGTGCTGCCTGTGCCGCCTGAAGGCCCGTGAGAGCACCGGCGCCGATAGCATTACGCGAGTTCGGCCCATTCGCGTTCGCCAGGATTCCCAGGCCAGCCGCCAGCAGTCCATAGGTCTGCGGGTCTTGCAGGCTGCCAAAAAACCCGCCGCCGCTGGAATCGTCCATAGTTGCCATGTGTGCCCCTTAATCGAACAGGCCGAAGCCCGTAAGCAGCGAACTTTTCTTGAAGTCCTTGAATGCCTTGCCGAACTGGAACGATCCCAGGTCCGCAGCCGTAGACATGTCGTGTCCGAAGCCCATGTTGTCATTCTTGCCGAACAGCATTGGGGACCATCGGTTGTCCACGTCCTGGCTCAGCACTCGGCCGGTCGCAAGGTCCTTGTAGTAGTCCGCCCCGTCGCGGCGGAATCCGTGGCTCTTCGCATAGTTCTCGTTGGCGATGCCTGCCAGCACAAGAGCGCCTATGCCAGTCGCGCCCAAGGCGGCAGTGCCCCCCGTCGCAGCACCACCGGCTGCTGCGCCCCCGGCCGCACCACTGCCACCAGCCGCAAAGGACCCCAGCGTGCCGCCCGCTCCTATCCCGCTCGTAGCCGCCCCGCCGAAGACGGTAGGTGCAGCCGTGATGGTGCCGCCCAAGCCACCTAGGCCGCCGCCTTGCACGGGGAGCCACGAGCCGGTCATACCCTCTGTAGATCCCAGGGCGGCATTAGGTGCCGTCTTTGGCAGGAACTGCCGCGCCATATTCAACTGGGAATTCTGTTGCTGCTGCTGTTGCTGTTGTTGCTGCTGGGCCTGCTGCTGCAACTGCATTTCTCGTTGACGGCGTGCCTGTTCAGCTTGTTGCCCCGCTGTCTGTAGAGACTGAATCAGTTGTGGATTGAAAGTCATCGGCATGTTCACCTCAAACCGCGCTAAGTAGGCCCAAACCGCCGCCGATCAGGGAACCGACGCCGCCATAACCGCCAATACTCTTGCCGATAGCGCCGCCCGCAAGCGCCCCGCCGAGACCTCCGGCTATGGGATTCGAGCCTCCGCCGCCCGTGAGGGTGCTTGTTCCACCGATGCCCGCTCCAGGCGATATGATCGACGCATAGTTGCCGAGGTTCGACCAGTTATAGCTGTCTCCGGCGCCCAAAAGGGCCAGCATCTGCTGATACCGGGCATCGTCGGCGGCTTGGTTCTGCTGCTGCATCGCCGTTCCGGTCCCGATGAGCGACGATCCAACCTGCGCCGCGTTCAGTCGGTTGTTGATGTTGTTCTGCGCCACCGTTCCCGCCTGATCGTTCAGGGCCTGGGCCGTGGACTGCATACGGTTCTGCGCGTTCTCGAAAGCCGTTCCTCGCAGGTTCGCCGCCTGAGTAGCGAGCGCATCTGTAACGCCCTGCGTACCGAGCCCTTCTACGATGCCCTGCCGAGAGCCTCCATACCCGCCTGCTGCCACCGCGCCGGAGCGCAGGCCCGGAGCCACGTTCTGAAGGAAGTTGCTCGATAGGTCGTTGCCCAAGGCGGAAATCTGATCGTCCAGGTAGGGATTGTTGACCTGGCCCGAGAGGATTTGCTGAAGAGCGGCAGTCGGGTCCAATGCGCCTTGACTCGCCCGAGCAGCCGCAAGATCAACCTGCGAGTTGTCGCCACGAAGGAGTGCCGAGCCGCCATCCAGGATGCTTTGTGCATAGTCCGGATTGACGCCGCGACCCTGTAGCGCGGACATCCACTGATCCACGACGCCTTGCATCTGCGGGTTCCAGCCGCCGTTCTGGTAGAGGTTCGCCGCCTCCTGATAGATGCCTGGAGTGCCACCGGTAGTGGAGGTGATGTAGTCGCTATCTGCATAGATCGGCGCACCCTGCCCCCCACGCACCGGGTCATAGTCGCCGCCGTTTCCCTCCTGCTGGTAGCCGATGGGCACAGCACCAGGCCGCAAGGTCTTCGTGGTTGTTCCACCGCCTCCGGTCAGGTATTGCTTAACGCCGTCCCACGGTTCCGAGGTCGTCGTCTGATCGTTGCTGCCGCCGCCACCCTTGCTCATGCTAGTTCCTTCATCACGTTCACCGTGTCTTCAGCCCACCCGTATTGAGCAAGCTGCCGTACCCATCCCCTGCGGCCATGCAGGTAGACCCGCTTGCATCCCTTGTCCCTGGCGAAGCCGCAAATCACGTCTTCGACGGCAAAGAGCCATCGCTCCATTCCCTGTCCGCCCAAACAAACCGCGACCAGCGCCGACCCAAGCGAGCCCGTAGCGATGCGCGTGACGAAAGCCGCAGCAGGCTTGCCGTCGTCCACAATCCAAAGCTGGTATTCCTGGCGCTCGATCTTCGCCAGCACGTCTTCAGGAGTCTCAAGAGCATTGCCTCGGCCCAGCGCATCCGCGATCCATTCCCGAACCAATGGCCAAAGCTCCGCCGCCGCATCAGAGGGCACGCCCTGGATGCGGATGATTTGTTCTGTCATGGTCAGTAGGTCTTGGCCTGGATGAAGAGGTCGTCCATCTGCTCGGCTGTCAGCCCTAGCGCCTGAGCGGCGGCCCCCGTTGCCGAGCTATCGCGCTCCACGGTTGGCGCCTCTTCCCAGGCCAACTTGTCGAGGTTCCCGTCCGGGAGCGCCGAGAAATAGGCATTCACAGCGTCGAGCAACCCGGTTTCCACTAGCACGGCACGCGCTTGATAGCGGGTCACCGACAAGGGGACGACAACGGGCATCGGGGGAGACGGATGCGGATTGTTCCCACTGGCGAGCCAATCTTGATACGAAAGCCAAGCAGGGTCATCGGAACTCCGGGCTATCCACAGAACCGACCCGTCGTCCTGCGTCGCCACAACGCCGTCGTAGCCTTCTTGCAGTCGGTATTCCATGTCAGTGCGTCGTAACCACGCCGATGTAGGCGCCATCAACGTACATGCCCAGGCCACCCGTTCCCCATGCGAATTGAACAAGGTTGCCTGTCAGCGTGTTGACGAGCCAGTTCTGCGAGACCCCGTTGACGGAAAGGCGCAGCCCGCCAGAAGTCCCCTGGTTCGTCCAACTTTGGGTAATTGTCGACGCCGTGCCACTTGTCACGTAATTGCCTGCCGGCTGCTTGCCAGCTATCGTTGCAGAGGTCCCCACCGGAAGGCCGGCCGGAACCCATTGACCACCGAAGTACCCGTAATAGCCGCGCCCCTGTCCGGGATTCCAATTCGTACCGTCGGCAAGGACAATCATCCCCTCTCGCGGCTTCGGAGGGGCAACGTTCTGCTGCTCCAGGAAGGCGAATGGTTGAGGCGAACTCATGGCTTCGCGGATTTTCTGTAGCTCCGTCTGTAGCCACAGCGCGTCATAGGAGGCAGGGGCATTGCCAACTGTGTAAGCCATCAATAGCCCCCTATCACAGTGACATCCATGTCGAACTGCTTGAGGCGCCAAGACACGATACCGGTAGACTGGAACCGCACCGCCAAGTACCGGCCGCTTGTCTCCAGGTCCGCCTGTAGATCCGTCCCGACCACGAACGGGACTGGGCCGGTCCACTCCACGGGCTCTTCCAAGTCGTCCTGGGAGCCAACGTAGACATTGATTTCTGTGCCGGCCTGCGCCTCAAACCGAGGGCGGACTCCCTTGCAATACTTGACCGCATCGGGAGCGTCGAACGAGAGCCCGGTCTTTTCGACCAGCGACATCATGGGCGTACCCTGGAAGGTCTTGCCCGTGTCCACCAGCACAAGGGACTGATTGACCGCAGACGCCAGCAGCAGCCGTGGCGTGGCCTGGGTGTACTCGTACTGATTCCAAGCGGTGTCGTCAGCGTCCCAGGGGTCTGCATCGCTCGACCAGGAGTTTCCGAGGTCATAGACGATCGTGCCGGAAGCACCTGCCGATGCCTGCTGAATGTCCCGAATACCCCAGGTGCCGTCCTTCCAGTTATAGATGAGCGCCGTATCAGGCCAATCCGATCCGGTGCGCGGGACGCAAAACCATGCTTCGTTGCGGCGATGATTCGCCACAGCAAACGAGCGCTGGTAGGTATCCGCGTTCAGGTTGTCGAACAGCCAGCGGCGGACACGCCCGTCCGCGATGGAGGGCGCCGTCGCCCCGTCGAAATTCACAACGTCGCCCTGGGTGAGCACGGCATGGCCGCCCGGGTACGACACGACGCAGTCCTGAGCGATGGCCCCCACCCCGTCGATGATGCGCTTGGAGGACCAGATATAGGGCGAGCCTACATAGTCCATCGCCCAAATACTGTTTTCCTTGTAGACGATCAGGCGTTCTCCCAGCGGAACAGCGTCCACAATCACATCACTCGTGTCAGCCAGGTCCAACTCTCCCGCGTCCTTTGTCGCATCGGCGATGTTCCACGACACGGGCAACGTTCCGGGGTCCGCAGGATGGGACCACCGCACGGCGTAGGGTCGAGCGGCCCCGTTGTCCACCAAGTTCAACGCGAACAAGAAGTTCCGAAACGGGCGCATGACTTTGGCCCGCAGCGTCGAAGGCCAGTTCGTCAGGTTCGCCGCCTTCGTAGCTGGGTTGCCTCCCCAGAACTGGGGGATGTCCACGCCGTTGTTCACCACCAGGACACCGGACAGCACGCCACCATTCCAGCGGTTGTTGACGGTTCCGGTGTAGGGGCCTGCCGTTCGGGTAATGTCGGTATGGGCGGCATTCGCTACCGCTACAAGCTTCGTGAGCCCGGCATACACCCAATACCGACCCATGACGCCCTGTGTCGGGAACAAGGCATAGGGCGCGGCCAGCACGGTGCCGTTGACCTTTGCGTCGCCCTGGAACTTCTCTGCGTAGCCATCCCGGAACCGGATGTTCTGCCCGCGTGACCACTCTTGCGGTGCGAGTTCATGGGGAAAGCCGTCCAGGTTCAGGCCGGCGCCCATGTTGCGGAAGGGAATCATCGCCATTTCAGTCTGGATCAGGCCATTACGATTCGGCCGCGATCTTCGCCGTTAATGACCAGACGGACGTTGTTTATGCTTCCGCCCCACACAATTTGAATCGTGGCGCCGGAGCCGCCCACGTAGTTGCCAGCGTTCTGCTTAGTGTTCGGATCAAACATGGTCGTAGTCCACAAGCGCCCGAACCCGGTGTTATCGACCGCCATGTTTACGCCTACACCGTCCCACGCAAGTGCGACGATATTGGCTGAGTTATTGATTACGTATCCCTGCCCTCCGAAGCCGGCGCGGGCGTTTACCTTTCCGCCAAGCTGGCCAGATAAGTAGGTGCTAAGCGCGCCTCCCCAGATTGGCCCGGCTAGGTTTCCGTCCGGAGCAAGATACGCCGAACCGCTACCCGCGTAGGTGTTCCCGCTGGAAACAATGGCGGGGGAAGACACTTGTCCAGTTACCGAGATCGACCCGTTGATCGTGCCGCCGGTCTTGTCAAACTTAGAATTCAGCGCCGTTTGTGTCGCATTACTGATGGGCTTACTGGCGTCGCTCGTGTTGTCAACGTTCCCAAGGCCCACATACTGCTTCGTCACCACTCTTGCATAGGCGGTGCCGTTCCACTCCATGACGGCATGGCCCCATGCGTAAATCGGGCCCTCGTTTGCCGTGGGTGGTGTCTGATAGGTCGGCAGCGCTGCCTTCCAATTCGCCGTAGTTCCATTCGTTGCCAGGAACTTTCCTCCTTGCGACGCTTGGCCGGGCAATGCTGATTGAAATTGTGCTTGGTCTACGTAGTCGTAGATTGCCTGGCTATTACCGGCCATCAGTCGGAAATTCGTCCCGTCGCAGACCACCATGACCATGCAGCCCGCAGTGATCGCGTTCGCACGCAGCGCGGTTCCCTCTGGATTCAGAATCGACACAGCGGACAGCGCGCCGAGTTTTAGGGTTGCGGCTCCTGTATTGGCGTGGGTCGCCTGGAAGATGATCGCTGTCTTTGCGGCGTATGCAGTCGGCGCAGGGGTAAGCGTCAAAACGTAGTCATTCGTCGTCGCTCCCTGTCCCTCCGACGCAGCAAGCAACACCTCGCCATCGAACCCGGCGAAGCAGTGCTGAAGCACGTTCTTCAGCAAGCGCAGGTGATCATCCCCTTCGGCCTTGGGGTCACTTCCATTGGGGCGTGTGGGGTCAAGGCCCTGGATATCAGTGGTGGTCTCAACAGCCATTATTTCCTCGCGCGTTCAATCGAGAGCGACGCACCCGCGAAGCGGGCTTGATCGTCGGCCAACTGGATAGCCTGGATAGCCGTGTCGCCACGGTCCTTCCACATCGGCATACGGTCATCGTTCAACAGGTACGGCTCGGCCTCGGTCAGGGCGCCGAAAAGGTAGGCGTCGGGGTGATGATCCAGCACCCAATTGCTTGGGTTGCCCGTGCCGAGGGCAGGAATACGGGCGTAGTAGCGCAGGTTGATCAATGCCGTAGTGCCCGAGACGCGGATCATCCCGTTCTCCAGCGCGTAGTAGCCGGAATCAAGTTGGGTAGGCCCGTACTGAAGGGTCGTCAGCAATCCAAGCTCGTTCACCCCGTCGTCAATCGCGATGGGCTCCAGGAAGTCGTCAGGCAGTACAGCGGATCCAGCGTAGACAGCAAGCGCTGCCGTGGTCCGCTGCCGGGACGTGCGCAGAACCCGGTTCATGCGCTTCTCAAACAGCGTGATGAAGTCAGGAATCCGCGCCTGTTGGTCCTTGCGCTTGATCCAGCCTGCAATGGACGTGACCAGGGCGTCGTAGCTCTCAAAGCTCATACGGGCCTCTTGTCCACGCGGAAATTGCTGTGATCCGGGTCATTCAGGAACTGCTCCAACAGCCGCACATCCCGCATTACGTCGTCAAATCCCACGCCGCGACGTTTGGCCCAGGCATCGAGGACAACAATGGGGATGCGCGCCAGATGGCGGTCACCGCCAGGCCGGGTATGTCGTCCCTCGTTGTGCAAAGCCTTGGCGTGCTCAAGCACCGGCTCAACGTCCTGTATGGTCTCGATGGCAAACTTGCCGTCCGCCTCAAGGAAGCGAGTGACCTTGCCGGGACGCTGGGTGAGAATTCGTGCGGTCATGTAAAAATGGCCCGGATTTCTCCGGGCCATGCTCCTTACGCCGTGGTGAGGTCTCGGATGGCAAAGTTACCAAGCGGGGCCTTGCACTTCAGCGTCCACTCGGTATTCACCATGCGCTTGCGGTTGTCGCCGGTCTTCGCCAGATCAATCGCCTTCATCGGGCGCAGGACCAACTGCGTCCACTGGCTGGTATCGATGCCGAACACCTCGCGCTGCCGCTGGTAGCGGCTGTTGATGACCTTGTAGATACCGAAGTCACCCCGGTAAACGTCGATGGTGGCGTTCAGCGTCGTGTCCTTGGTCACGGTGAACTTGGTGCTGTTGGCGTCGAAGCCGGAGAACACCGCCCGCTGCGACGAGGGGACATAGAGCGCCAGGTTCGACTTCGCACCGTTATCCCACGCCTTGGTCGCCGCTTCGTTCAGCAGAGCCTCGGTGAACGCCCGTTGCGTGCCGTCCGTCTGCGCCGTGTTGGTCATCGGATTGGGGTCCGCACCGTCCGGCGCGATGCTGGTGTTCTCGTAGATGAAGCCGAGCACACCGCGCGCTTGGGGAGCGGTCGCCGTGGCCGCAGCGATGGCGGTCGAGTTTTGCAGCGCAGCGAATTCGATATCTCGCTTGAGCTCGATCATCTTCTTCGCGTCCTGGTACGCGACTTCCGACTTGCGGCCATACTTGTCCACCGCCTCCTGGGTCTCGGTGACCGCGTAGGTCTTTTCCGAGATTTGGGTACGGTTGCTCAGCATGACCGTGGGAGTCAGAGCGTTCGGCGTGGGCTCGTTGCCCTGAACCACCTTGTTGTTGGTCGGCGCTTCCAGGGCGTCGGTCTGCCACTCCGGATTCACCGAAGACGCCTTGCCTCGGCCGATAGCCGAGATAAAGGGCGTTTCCTCCGGATCGGTGCGGTAGATTTGGTCGTCTACCTCTTCCTTGTCCCCTACGGCGTCGTAGGTGCCAAAGCTGTTCGCGAGTTTTGCCATGATTTCAGTCCTTTCGAGATGCGGCCAACAGCGCTGCCAGGGAATGCACATCCCGCTGGGCTTCGTGGCGCTTGAGGGCCTTGTCAATGGAAGATGGAGGCGTGGATCGGGTCTGCTTCGCGGGCTTCTTGGGAGCCGCAGCAGCCTTCTTCACAGCTTCCGGCTTGCGGGTTTGCAGATCGCGGTACTTCACCGCGTCATCCAACATGCGGAATACGCGCGGGTCGGTCACACGGCTAAGTTCCTGCGGCGAGAAGCCGTAGGTATTGACCGCATGCTTGTTCCACGCTTCCAGCCGCTTGGGGAAGTCCGGCATTTCAGCGGCCAATACCTTGGCTGCCTCCTGCTGGGCCTTCTTCACAAGCTCCGCCTGCTGGGACTGCATAAGCTGATTCGCTTGTCCGAGCCGCTCGGTCAGTTCCTTCGCCTGCTGTCGGGCGTTCGCTAGGTCGGACTGCACCAGGGCGTAGCGGGACGGGTCATCTTCGCGGTTGATCTGCTGCAACGCAGATTCCAGATGCGCCACGGCTGCCTTCGCCATGTGGAGTTCGCCAATCTTCTCGCCGTACAGATTCAGGGCCTGCAACTGCTGCTGCGCCCGGGTCTGGATTTCGCTTTCCGCCTGCTCACGCTCCTTGGACAAGGCTTGGGTCTTCTGCGTGTAGTCCTGATGACGCATGTACCCGGCCTGCAATTCCTTTACAGGTGCCTCGTACTCGGTTCCATCGGCAGTCTTCCACTTGATTACGCGGTCCTCCAGCGATTCCCCTTCGGGTTGATCGCCCTCGCCTTCCTCGGGTTCCTCCGACTCGGCGCCCTCGTCTTCTATGGGTTTCTGCTCCTGGCCTTCTTCGCTGGGCTCGTCCGTCTCAGCCTCCGTTTCCGGTTGGGCTTCCTCGTCTTCGCGCGCGTCATCTACTTGCGATTCCGCTTCCAGCGTTGCGGCCAGACTTTCCAGGGTGAAATCTTCAGGCATTGCTTGCATCCCTATAAGGTTTGACTCCAACAAAAAAGCCGCCTCAATGGGCGGCTGGTCGGTTGGTCTTTCTTACGGCTGCCATCAAGGGCTGGCAGCAGGCCCGTATAAATCAGTGCTTGGAGCCGTCGCTGTACTGGGCCGAGGCCGGACCCTTGGCGACGCGGATACCGGCGTCACGGCCTTGGTAGATGCCGTTCGTATCGGGTGCGTCAGGGTGAGTCAGGCCAGTGACAACCAGGCCCATCGCCGCCGCCGCGTCCTCGTGCTTGCGCACAAAGGCGTCGAACTTCGGCAGGTCCAGGGCTTGTTCCTTGGCCGGCACTTCCAACTCGGCCTTGGCGGCGTACTCGACCTGGGTTTGCGTGGCGTCGTGTTGGCCCACAACCGGGGGCTTCGCGGGCGGGGCTTCGGGCTTGACCGGCTCGACGTGAACGTCCGCAGGCGTCACGGCGTCATTCGAGCCGCCCGTCTGCTGGCCTTTCACCAGTTGCTTCTGCTGCGCTTTGTCTTGGTTCTTCATTTCAGATACTCCTTGATTCGTTGCAGGAAGGTCTTTCGCGGGGGCTCGTGCCCCAGGATATGGCGCGCGGTTGCACCATTCTGCAAATAGCCCTCGAAGGCGGCTATAAATCGGTTCTTCGCTTGGAGCATGCGGTACAGCTCTTCGCGCTCCGCTGCACCGAGCACGACACCATCAGGGATGTCCTCACCGGACCACAATGCATGAATGTCTCGATCCATGGTCGCAAGCGCTTCCAGGACAAGCGGCTCCTGCATGATCCGTTCGGCCTGGATCGACCGGTCGAAATCCTTCTGGTCTTGCTCAGATAGCTGCATTGCGCACCTGCGGGCGGCTCGCGTTGGCGATGGTCTCGAAGTCCTTGCGGTCCTGCTCGCGAGCAGCAAGCCCAGCCTTTGCGCGGGCTTCCGCTTGCTTCAATGCAAGTTCGGCCTGCTTGATCTGAAGCTGTACTTGCTGCTGCTGGAGCCTTACCTTCTCGATCTCCAGCTCAGCGGCGGTCTTCTCCATGTCGGCCTGAATCTGCATCTGCTTGCCCTGTAGCTGCAAGCGGGCGGACTCTACTTGCGCCTGGGCCAGTGCGGTGGCGTTCGGGTCTTGGTCGTTCGGGGCTTCCTGGGGTGGCTGGGGCGGAGCGTTCTCCGGATCGGTGAAATACTTCTCCGGCGTCTTCAGCCCTGCGGCCTTGATCATCTGGGAGAGCGTGTTGTAGACATTCTTCAAGTCCACAAGCGGAATCTTCGCCATCAAGGCTTCTTTCTGGATGCCCAGAATCTGCCCCAGGATCGCGACCAACTGCGACTTATCCCCGGTCCCAAGCCCCGTTTCGATAGTCACGTCCATCTCAGGCGACCAGGGCGACGGATCGACCTGCACCCACTGATTGCGTAGGCGGACCGTGGCGGGCTTGTCCTGATTTGACGTGACCAGACGCAGCAGGAGACGGAACAGGTCCTTTACGCCTGTCTCTGCCATGATGCGGGCCATCATCAGCTTGCGCCGATCCCCCGCCGTCATGATCTTCTGCACGCCGGTCGCGGTCTTGTTCAGGCTGTCGGCGTCTAGGCCCTGGTTGTAGCGCGTAATCCCGGTACGTGCCTCCCTGCGGCTGTCCATGAACTCGATGCCCTGGAGGGCCGAGTCTGCAACGTTGGCGGTGACCAGGGGCGAGATGGCATTCTGCATCGGCTGCTGGCCCCGGACGATGCCGCCGATCCGGTTGTTCAGCAGGTCGTCCAGATTTACCCCAGCCTGGGTGTTGACGTACGTCCGCGGATTGTTCGCCAGCATCAACGAGTCGATGTACTGGCGCTGCATCGCCGTGCTGCTCTGCTGGATCGGCACAACTGGATCGGCCAGGGCCATCCCGACCAGGCGATGCGGGATGAGGATAGGCGACATGACCACAAAGTCATGATCCTCCGCTTCCTCGTTGACCAGGGTCAAGTTGCCACCTCGGACAACCCGCCGCCACTCGGCTATCCCGTCGCCGTCGTAATCCAGGCGGATGAACCCATCGAAGACTAGAACCTGTTCCGTCGCGTCGTCCGGGTATTCCTGCGTGTCCCTGGCCGATTCCGTCTCGTCGTTCGCGGTCTGGGCAATCCCGCCATCCTCGGACAGCACCGTATCGAAGGACTGAACTTCCTTTACCTTGGCTTTCGGGTAGCCAGCCTCGCGCATGTCCGAGCGAGACATGTACTTCATCTCGCCCACGATATCGGCCGCGCCCATGTTCTTGGCCCGGGGCGTGACGATGAAGTTCTCCGGCTGTACGTTGTCGATGTAGATGCGTCCCTTCTTGCGGGTCGTCTTGATCGTTACGTCGTACAACTGGCGAACGGGTGAATCCAGGTATGCCTGCACCTGGGCACGCATGTCAGGTGCCAAGGTGTTCAGCATCTGGGATGCAGTCTCACGCGCCGCCACGTCCTGCGGATCGTCACTCGTGGACTGTTCCACTACCTCCGAATCCGGATCAGACAGCAACTGTGTAAGCTGGTCCTCGTCTATCCCCGTGTAGTCTTTCTTGGTGACCTTCTCGCACTCGGCCCAGTACGCCCGAACAATCCCGATCTTGGACAACAGCGCGTCCTTGATCCAGGTGTTCATGATGAGGAACCCGGGATTCTGCTTCAGGAAGATGTAGTTGATGTAGTCGGTCGCCTGCTCCGAATACGCCTCGTCTTCCTCCCCTACCGGTTCAAACTCCGCGACGTTATCCCCGGACAGAAAGATTTCGATGAGATCGGGGAGCGCGGATTCCACCGTCTCGTACACGTCCCAGGACACAGCCTGCGACCGCCCTTCAGGCGCAGGGTCAGCGCCACCCAAGTAGTAGCGATAGTTCCGGTCGCGGTCGTCCTTGAGGTGCTCTTCCTGCCAGGAGGCAGCCTCATTGATCTGGCTATCCAGAATCTTGTGGAATTCTTCGTCCGATAGCTTCGGCATCAGAACGTCCCCAAGTCAGGATAGCGGAGCGGTCCGCCCCAATCTTCGTTTGTCATCTGGTCAGCGTTGATTGCGATGTACCGCAGGTTGTCCGCGCCGTGGCTCCACTCATCATGGAGCGGAGAGCCTGGCTCGTTGGTTTGCTGGTTGATGCTGCGCCGGTAGCGCTTGGCGCACTGGACGATGCGGTCCGCCTTCACCTTGTCGAACACCATCTGCGGGAAGGCCATGCGGGTCAGCTTGATACCCTCTTCCACCCGAAGGTTCGGCGTGATCTTCACCGTCCACCCGAGCGCTTCCATGATTTCCTTGGCGCTTTTGGCGGTCTTGAAGTCCTTGTGCTCGCCGTCGTGGGGGAGAAACATCGTCCCCCAGTTCATGTTCAGCTTGCGCAGCTCGGCCGACCACCAGTCCAACGTCTTGTGGCTGTCTTCCAGGCTGGTGATTACCCGAATCTCGCTGCGCACCTTCTGCACCAGAGAGACAAACATCGCGTCGTTCCAGCCCAGGTCAAGAACCACATGGACCTTGAGCATCGGGTCGTACGGCACGCTGGCGATCCGCCCGTCATCCTGGGCTGCCTGTATCTCGTCGTAGTAGATCGCCCCAGCGACGGCCGGCAGGCACTTCCCTTCCCATATCTGCGCGTATCCCTTCGGATCGCGCTTCAGGCAGTCAATCCGCTCCTGCTCCAGCACCGCAGGGAACCACGGGTTGTCGCTGTAGTTGATCTGGACAACCATGGCGTTATCGGGCGGGTTTGCCACGAATCGCGCATAGGTTTCGTCCGTCTCTAGCTCTGGATTCAGGGATATCCATATCTCCGAGCCGTCCTTGCGGATCGTCGGGATCAGGATGTCCCAGGAGCGCTTGCTGATCTTCTGCGCTTCCTCGCACCACACGTAATCCACGCCCTCGTAGGACTTGATCGACTCCACCGTGTGGTCAGCCAGGCCGGCAAACAGGAACTCGGTCCCGTTCGCCCCGCGTATCTCTGTCGTCAACACTTGGTAGAACCAACCCAGGCCGATGGCCTCGATCTGATCCGACAGCAGCTTGTGGACGGAATCCTTGATGGACTTCTGCACCTCCCGCGTGCAGAGGATCCGGAGCTTTCGCTGGGTCCCGAGAGCCAGCAGCGCACGAGCGAATGACCACGACTTAGCCGACCCCCGCCCACCGTGCGCCACCTTGTAGCGCGCAGGACGGAACAGGCATTGGAGCTTCTCGGGGAACTCCAATACCGGCAAGTCGCGAGCGCCCATCTATTCCCCTGGCGCCTTGAACTTGATCGTCAGAGCCATGTTCAGTGGCTCGTCCGGGTTGCCTACATGCTCGATCTTGTCCCCGTACTTCTTCGGGGCCATCTTGGATGCGAGCCACTTACGGGCATCCACACGCAGGCGAGACCGAGCGACCACCTCTTGATTCGTCCGCTCGTTGCCGTCGTCGTCTGTGTACGTATCGTTCCGGCCGTCGTCGGCAATCTCCAGGATTTCCTCTGCCAGCTTGTCTGCCTGGGCTTCCCTCGCGCGCGCGTATTGATCCCGGAAGGCAGAGTTGTCAGCCAGCCAGCGCATGACCGTCGAAAAGCCCGGCATGTCGTCGGCCTTGCAGATCGTCCGCAGGCTTTCCCCTTCGGCCAGGCGAGCGCAAATCAGGGCTGCCGTTTCATCCGTATAGGAGGAAGGACGCCCTATGCTCATTTCTTGGCCAACAAAAAAGCCGCTCTAGGCGGCTTGGATCGAATAGGAGGGAATGCTCTCGTCAGGGAGTGCCAGAATCGTCCGGTGTGTCGGTATCCCCGGTCAGGGACAACAGCCCCAGCGGAGCGACAGGCGCGAGCGAGTTCAGGTGCAGATACTTGTTCAGGTTCGGATTGGTATTGATGTAGTCGCGCAGACGGGCGGCCGTCTTCGGGAACTTCGACTTGATGGCATTCGGATTGGAGATGTAGTTCCGAAACGCCTCTGCAAACAGCTCCGAATCAACCTTAGGGCCTGAGTACCCGAACGACTCAGGCGTCAGGCCTCGCCCCGGTTTGAAATTGCCGGGAGTCACAGACTGTTCGTAGATGCTGCGTAGTTCCTTCTTGATCCCATCCGTCGGCATGACCTGCCCAAAGGACATATCCTCTGCCGCGTGACCAAGCTCATGCCGGATAATTTGTTGAGCTTGTTCCCTTGGCAGGTCGGCCGCATACCAGATATTGCGGCTTACTTGTCCACCTTTGCCGGGTCCTCTGACATATCTGCCAGAATCTCCTTGTAGAGCGGCACTTGATCGGGGAGCTCCCTTCCAATCCACTCCAAGCCTTGTGAGTAGGTCATCGACCTCCCCCGGACTGAGCGGACTATCTGGGCCACCCACAGTGCGTCGTCCTGCGACCGTTGCTCCGGGGTCGATGAAGCGGCCATCAATATCTGATTCCAGAGGCTGGCCGACATCGCCTCTGACTGTGCCTGGGTAATCGTCATGGAATGGCCTCTGCGGAACATCTCCTAGGTCATTCATTTTACCATTCGCGGACGTGTACGTCACTGATTCCAAAGGCGTTTCAGCCGCACTTCGCATTGCTCTAGACCCGCCGCGGAGGTCATCGATAAGGGCTAGCAATCCCCCCGCGACTTGAGGTGCCTTGGCGGCGAGCGCGGAGGGTGCCACCAGCCCGGCAACCTGCCCAAGGAGGCCAGCCGCTTGGTTATCGACCGGTGAGGTCAGGCCCTGCCGCGCCATCCAAGCGCTGCCGCCGAAGGGCTCGGATCCAACCGGCGCGCCCACCTTGTTCAGCCCGGCCGCGATGAGATCGACAGGCCCGGAAACAATCCCGGCGATCTCATTGTTTGCGCCGCGCAGCACGTCACCAGTGAACAGGCCAGCGTTCTTTGCTAGCTCCAGCACCTGCTCACGAGTAAACGGCATCGACGTATGGTCCAACGAAAAAAGCCCGCTCAGTTTCCTGGCGGGCTTGCGTTTCTTCAGGGCGAACGAAGCCCCGACCCCGATATTCTGCATGATTCGCGCCACTTGCGCAATACCTTCTCACGCCGCGACCTTCAACATTCCACGTCGGCGCAACAGCGGAACGAGGTCCAGCTTGGCCTGCTGATACGCTTGGTGCGCTTCTTCGTCCGTCATGCGGGGATTGCGCAGTACCTTCGCATCGGATGCCATACGGGCCGTATGCAAGCCCACAGCCGAGCGAGCCTGCCAAGGTAGCTCATTGAGGCATGCGTCTACCGCCTCCGCCTCGGATGCCGCAATCCTGGCCCCGATCTCATCGCTATCCGCATACACGTCGCTGCTGTCTGCCCCACGGGCATATGCCGATACCCTGGGCGCTCCCAGGGCTGGCCGATAGGCACGCGCCCACTCGTACCAGTTCATCAGCAATTCCTCGATCTGCTCGCTCTCGTCGCGCGTCATGACTATTACCCCCTTTCTCCATATCGCCCCAAAGGGGTCTGCCCGTAGATCTCTCCGCTCCCTCTTGCGCCTGCTCGCCTCTACCTGCTCGTAGACCTTGGCGGGGTCGCCCAGCTCCCAGCGATGTCGCCATGTCATGGCTTAGAGCCCCTAACAATCAGGATTCCAACAATCCCCGCGAACAAGCAGACGCCGACCAGAAGCCACCACATCTCAGAATTCCTCCACCTGCCAACCGCCGCCGTCCTTCTTCGCCCGTGCTTTGACGGCGATGAACTTCAGCGGGAAAAGGGACGCGGCAACTTTGATCTTGACCCTGGCATCGTCTAGCCAGTACCCCTTGACTTCGTGCGCCTCAAGCTGACCGTCCGTGCGCATCACCATAAAGTCCGGCGTGTACCGGGTGTTGTCAGCCAACCGGAATGTCATTCCCTCAAACTTGTGCCAGAGAATGCCGCCCACGGCTTGCAGTTGCGCCAGGTAGTCGGCATATGCCTGTTCGGTCTTGTTCATGGCACCGGTCTTCAGGCGTCCCAGGGCGTAGTTCTTCATCGCATTTCCTTGCTGACCTGCCACATAGCGACCGAGAACGGCCCCCATTCCTTAGCCTGGCGGTACAGGGCTCGGAGAGCGGCGACTGCAGACATATCGGCGGGGGCTAGCGGCCGTTCAAGTTCTGCATCGTCCAGGTCCCCACTCATCCACACCGCGCGGTCCTTGCGACCACTCCCGGTCTGCTCCCAGTGGTCCACGTAGACCTCCTTCTCGCGTCGCATGACCTTCAGCGTGCCCGATACGGTCGTAGCCTTAAGCTTTGTCGCCTCCGCGATTTGCTGCGTCGTCAGCCCTCGGCCGTCCGCAAGCAGGTCCAAAATTACCGTCCGAGCGGTATGAGCGTGTTTAGCTGTCATCGATCTTCTCCCATCATGTCCAGGGGTATGCAGCGTTTGTCGGGGGTGTATTGCAGCGATTTCGGGTCGTACCAGAGCTGGACGGCGCCCTCCCATTCGCCGTGGCGGTTCTTGTCGCAGATCAGCATGGCGTCTGGCATCGCCTGCGTTTCCTCGTCAATGACGGCACCCGGGGTGCGGAGAATCTTTTCCACCAAGCGCTCTTTCTTCTTGTTCCGCCAGACGGTGAGAACCTGGTCCACCTGGTCGGATATGGCGCCCGATCCCTTCGCGTCGAACTTCCCAGGAGCCTTATCTTCGTTCTCGCCCTTCCGGACGTGGTGGACAAGGTGAATGTGGACTTGGTAGTCCCGCGCCAACGTGGTCAGCATGTCCACGAAGTCTTTCTGCCCGTTGTAGTCGTCCTCTCCACGCACGCACTTCATGAGGCTGTCGATTACGATGTGCTTGATCTTCAGCTTCTGCGCGCAGTACCGAATGACGGCGTACATCATTTCCGGCTTGACTTGCCCTTGCTGGTCGTAGAGCCAGTACTTGCCCTCCAGCCAGTCGATCAGGCGGTTTGCCATCAACTCGCTAGGGGTAGCATTGCGCGCAGCCTGACGCAGCATCCGCTTGAGGGTGGATACGGGCTTCATTTCGAAGCTGGCGTTGCATACCCCCTCCCCTTGCCGGGCGAAGCCAAGGGTCGCCTGACCCAGCAACTGGCTCTTCCCGTGTCCGTTGATGCCCTGCCACAGAGTTACTTCCCCGCCGCGAAAACGCAGGTGGTCATGGGTCTTCGCCCAGGGCAGCTCGGCACCGTAGACTTTGCTGCCGCCTCGGGTCGATTCCACAAGCTCCTCACGCCAAGCCTCCGGGGAGAGAACCTTGGCCTGGGGTTCAGCGTCAACCATGTACTCCTGGAAGTTGAAGCTGTTCGGGATGATGAGTTTTTGTACGTTGCTCATTCGGGTTTCCAGTGCAATAGCTCGTCCGCCACGGCCAGTACCTGAGCCGGTTCAAACTGCTGGATTCGGTTGAAAAGCGCCCGGACGCGTCGCTGGTTCTCGCCTACTACGTGGGCAGTCAGGCCCCGCAGGCAGCGGAAATCGAGCGTGGCTGGGTTGTCGGTCGGCAGAACGTCAATCTCGGCCAGGAACCCGTTTGCAAGCAGGTTCTCAGGGTGCGTGGCTTCGAAGTACTGGGGTTCAGCATCCAGTGCCATGACCCATACATCGCTGGGTGCATAACCCCGCAGGCGTAGGCTGATGATCGCGTTCTGGCCGTTCATATCGCCCCCGCCCAAGGGGTATCAGCCTCAACTCGGTCGGCATGAACTCCGTCCTCCCAGCGGGATTGGTTCAGGTACGTCAGTGGTGCAGGTTCGTACCCTTCCTTCCATGCCTTGGAGCCCTTCATTGCCCCTACGTGAGCCAGGATTTGGTCTGCAACGGTGTCTAGCTTCCTGGCCTTCCATCGTTGCTCGCACTTTGCCTTCGCGACCTTTCTGTCAGTCGATGGCCACGCTTCCCAGAATTCCCGGAAACGGGTGGGCAAGGAGGCGTCAGCCGACGTATGTTTATCGATTGAAGATGAAGATGAAGATGAAGGGCCGTCACCTTGCCGCGTACCAAAGGGGGGCTTTGGTGTGGCCTTTGGTTCTTCTTCTTGAGGCTGATTGGTGGTGCCAAACCTTGTGCTTTGGCCCCGCTTCTGCCGGAGGTATTCATCGCGAACGAAACGGCTGCAATACCAGCAAGGCTGCTCACTGGACTGCACCAGCGTGACAGACTCCCCATCCTTGCCTGCATGGCGTGGGGTGAATACGTACGGAGGGCAGCCACTATCAGCGCCCTTGAGGACGCCCTTGGATGCGAGTTCTTTTGCCAGCTTGATCGGAATGCCAGCAGCGCGGGCAAGCTCGACCAGAGGCCATCGGCAGATACCGTACTCGTCGGAATCGTGGAGGACACATAGGATGTCCATCCACGCGCCACGCGCCGCTTCTGAGCAACGGCGAAGTTTTGAGTTCTTACGCCAGTCGCCTGGATAAAACTGGAATGAAGGGCGCTTCATATGCCCCCCATTGTGGGGAGCATCCGGACCGCAGTTACTCGCGGATCTTGCTCAGAGCACTTATTAGGACCGGCAAATAACCCACCGGAACTACGATGAATGAATCTTCGTCCCCATAGGGATCCCGTTGGCGGATTACAACGTCCCCCGCGCCATTCTGATATACGGCGACCGCGTTGACCTGAGGAATGATCACATCCCCCTTGCAGTCGTCCGCAGCCCAATCCCACTTCTCGGTTTCCATGCACACTCCGGGTCTGGTTAGGGACTGATATATTACATACAGGAGTCATCATGCCGCCCTCCGCATAGGTGTATAGGCAGCCCTGTAATGCCGCTCAATCTCAGGCGTCCATAGGCCACGCTCGATCAATTGATCGCGTGTCCGGTCCACATAGACGACTTCCAGGGCGCGGCGCTTCTGTTTCTCGATGCCGGACTGATCATGAATCTGGTGGCAGTAGGGGCACGCCGCAAACGTTTGGCTATCGCAAGCCTTCAGGGACAGGCCCTTGCCAAAGTTGGCGTGGGCACACTGGGACGGTCCCTGGCGACCGCAGACAACGCAGTCCAGGGAGGCGACGTTGCGGCGATGCTTCTCGGAACGCAGGCGGGGGACTTTGAGAAAGCTCATTGCAGCCACCCCGGCGTCGATTGGTAGGCGCTCCACTTCACGCCCTGCTCCGCCCCGAAGGCGTAGAGGAACTCCACCATCTCGGACATCTGCTTGATCGTCATCCGGCTTGTTGACGTGCCCAGCATGACGAATCCGCCGCGGACGCCAGGCGCCATGCGGTTCTCTTGCGCGAGGCTGGCCGAAATGATGGTTTTCCATTCCTCGGGAGAAAGCTTCTCCGCATGGCCATTCACCGTCCAAATGACCTGCTTCGACACGTCGGTCAGGAGAGCCCACATCAGCGCGTTCTGCTCCAAGCTTCGCGTGGCTTCCTGGATGGACACGTACATGCCATCCGGAGCCGCTTGAATAGCCTGGAGGGCTGCCTTGCGGCTGGATTGGGTGAGGCGGATGCGGTGGGCTTTCATGGCTTAGTGCCTCGTTTGCTGGTCTTCCAACACATGCCGGAACCCGATAGTGCGTAGGGCTTCGGCAAAACTCTGGTCTTCTAACGTGCGCTTGTTCGTCTGCTCCCACAGCGCATCGATGTTGTCTCCTGCCGCCTGCTTCAACTCCTGGCGGACCTGCCTTGCGTACTTCAGTGCTTCGTCATAGGTCATGCAGTCCTCTGCGCAATTACTTCTTCCATGAGGGTCAGTGCCCCTCTCTTCATCAGGTACTGCGATATCGCCCTGTTGCCCAACACCGTCTCGACTTCAGCGATCTTCTCGGCCGGCAGATCAGCGCGCTTGTTGCCGTGCTTGTCGTAAGCCTGTTCGTGCAGCCACTGCGTTACATGCGGGGCGTGGGCGTCGATTTCCTCGGCAAAGGTCGCCTTGGTCATGTTCGGCCGCGCCCGGCTTTTCCACGCCAGCCGAACCGCATCGCGGTAGGACTGACATTCGCTGATGTCCGAAGGAGCCAGAAAGCGCTTGGCGTCGGTAAGTTGTTGGGTAGCAGTCATTTTTTTTCTTCTCTCTTAGGGAAATGCAATCGAATTACGGGTTGGATTACGGGTTGAACGGAAACTAAAAAAGAGCCCATCACCAACGGATGGGCGGACGATGAAACGGTTAGGCGGATTGCTGAGCGCGCAGGACGGAACGCAGGTGCCGACGGGACTTCACCTTGCCCAGACGCAAGGCGGCACCGATCACCATGTCGGCGCGGGTCTGATCGAGGCTGTCAGGCCATTGCGAGATAGCGCTCCGCGTGAACCCCAAGGCACGGGCGAGTTCTGCTCCCGTACCGAAAAGGTCAATGGCTTTTTGCTTAGTCAACATGGCTTCGCTCAACAAATTTAGTGCGCTAAGCCGATTCTATGCTGAGTGTACTCAACACGCAAGCGGGTATTCTGCTAAACATGACCACGTTGCAAGAAAGACTCAAAGAAGCGATGGGGGAAGCCGGGATATCCCAGGCCGAGTTGGCTAGGCGCGTCCGTGTGACCCGGAGCGCGATAGCTCACTGGCTATCGGGGGCGACCGTCGAACTCAAAGGCGACAACCTCGTCGCCACAGCCGCTGCGCTGGGCGTGACGCCTACTTGGCTCGCGAGAGGGATTGGACCTAAAGTAGGAGCGTCCGCCCAACTAGAAGAGGGCAAGATCACCGTTTGGGATAAGCCTGAGGATCTGGCGGATAGTGGGGATCGCGTATGGGTTGATCGTTGGGACTATCGTATGAGCGCCGGGGATGGCGGCATCCAGTGGGAGATTCGTGAGAAGGCGGCTCTTCCCTTCAACTTGGGTTTTTTCCAGGCCGTGGGCTCCAAGCCTGCCAACTGCAAGCTGGTCATGGTCCGCGGCGACTCGATGGAGCCATTCCTGTTCAATCGGGATATGGTCATGGTGGACGTGAGCAAGACCGCCGTCCGCGACGGGGTTGTCTATGCCGTCCTGTTTGAGGATGAGCCGCTAGTCAAGCAAGTATTCAAGAAGGCAGGGGGCGCCCTGGTGCTGCATTCCTACAATCCCAAGTACCCAGACAGGGACGTATCCGTGGCGGACATGGAGCGATTGCAGATCATCGGGGAAGTCGTTTACCGGTCGGGCTCTGGCTTCGCCTCTAACTGACGGATCCTACGACCATGTTCGGTTTTGAGTCCCTCTACTATCGCCTAGACATGAATCTGGACGGCGCGTTTTCCATTTCGGATCTTTATTTGCTCGCCAAGCAGATTGCTTGCCAGCCCGGGAACTTTTTCCTCGAACTGTTGGCGAAAAAACCCTGGATTGCCAATTTCTTCGAAATCCACATGAACGCTCGCGATGGATTCGGGAGCGCTTTTGGCGGCTGGGCGTGGGGATGGTCTGTTGTCTTCTGGCTACTTATTTTTGGGGCCATCCACGGCGCCATAGATGACGTTCGTCAGCATGGTGTTGTACCTAAGTAGTTTGCTTTGTGGCACCCTTATCGATGCCATGAGCGAGAGCCTCCCTCAGTTCCTCTCGCACGACCGCTCGTAGAACGGCTATTTCCGGGCAATCCATAGCTGAGAGGGACCGCTCCAGGCGGCTGACTATCTCAGCATTCGCTGACCGCCCGTTACGCGCCGCTAACTCATTGATCTTGTCGCGCATGCCAGGAGGCAGGCGCACAGTCACCTGCTCCCAGTCTTGAACCTTAGTTGATCGCGGTCTCCCCATGGGCGCGAAGCGTACTCGCAGACTGCGAGATTAAACACTCGCACACTGCGAGCATTCCGGCCGTGTTTGAGCCTTTTATGAGGGCGTCACGATGCTGTAATGGTCCCGCTGCCCGCCCCCACACTGGGCCGCACTGACATACTGATGAGCAACCATCAGAGGGATCAAGGGAGGTTCCATGCCCGCTTTGGTAGAGATAGAAATGAGCCGGTACGAGGCCGGCTTGCTCAAGCTCGAGCAGTTAGAGGCCCTACTTACGTGTACGACCGGCCTGGGGTTTGGCCACTTCATGTCGCTCGACTCGGTGTTGCAGGACCATCTGCTCATGTTGGCGATTGACCTGGCGCATGACGCCGTGGAGCGGCTCACCCCGCACTGACGCACGCCCGCAACATAAGAGACCCGCCACGGCGGGTTTTTTTGCGCCTGTTGCGTGGACTATACAGCGCGCTCAACTTCCTATGCTTAGTACACTTGACTTCGCTAAACAACTGCATGTATAGTTTACTCAACACGTAGCAAACGCCTGCCCGCAGGCGCTTCAAGAGGCGGTTTCAGCGGCAGCGTGTTAGCGACGCTGTATTGCGCTCCCCGATCCCTACACCCTGCTTTATGGGAACGCTGGAATCGCCCCTTGATGACACCCCGAACGGAGAGAGCAGATGACGATGCCAAGCAAGTGCCACAACTGCCGCAAACCGCTCTCGCTGGCTGAACTAACTGACATCAAGCGCGACGCCCGTGTCGCGGAAGTCGTCCGTTACTTCGGACAGGCAGCTTGCAACCTTTGCAGTTCGAAGGCGCAAGCATGCAACCAACGCCTTCGCAGCTTGCAACCCTGATCGAGACCGCCATGCAAATCCTCACCCGCCTATTCGCCCGCTACATCGTCATCGGCCCGACCTCGAAGAGCTGCGCCTTCACGCGGAGCGGGTATCTGAAGCAGATGAGCGCATCCCGCGATCCGAGCGTCGAAGTCTACGAGCTGATCGGCGGTCGTCAGGCAGTTGTCCCTGTCGCTGCGCGGTCGATTGGATAGCACAGCGAACTGGAGAAAAACATGAAGCGATTTGCGTTGATCGGGCTATTACTGCTCGCCGCGTGCAGCGATGCATCGTCAGGACGAGATGAAAGCGTGGCACTTCCAGTAGATGTGGATGGGGCGACCTACCCGTTGCGGCGGTTCATAGATAACGAAACCGGCGTCGCCTGCTACCTGGTCGGGTATCACGCAGTTTCGTGCGTCAAGGTTCGTTGAATCGACCATGCGCGACTTGATGACGAACCTTCGCTACTGGGCGATCCCGCTTGCCGTGCTGTTTGTCGGCGGCTGGGTGGTGATTGGCTGGTAGCGGGAAGCGGAGATTCAGGAGAGGGCGAATGCGCGGGCTGACGCGCTCGAGTGCTGGTAGTTGGTCCAGTTCGACACGCTCGACTCTAGGTGTTCGGTATAGCGGGCAGTGCGTCGGAATCCAGACGCAGGCAATAGGCTACCGATGCAAACGTAAGGGCACCAAGCAGGAGATCAGCACCTGCCGCCCTCCCCTGAATCTCTGTACCTACCTAACGAAGTGGAGAAGAAGAAATGGCTAGAACAGCACAGTACCGCGCCGTATGTACGTTCCGGACCAAGTCTGGAAGCCGCATGAATATCAGCTCCGATATACCTACCGCGTTGGAGCAAGGATTCTTCTTCCTAGATGGCCCAGAAGAACGTGAGCGGGTCATGAAGAAGATTGCGGAGGTTCACGCAAAGCTTTGCGAATTAGAAGCAACACAGGACGCCTAACCCCCAACGCAGCAGAGAGAAGGAAGAACGATGGAAGCTATTCATTTTCTCATCAATGTCGCTTGTGGTGTTGTGCTTGGCTACTGCCTTCAGCCGAAGTGGAAATTCGTGGCCGGAATAGCTGCATGCGCCGTCTTTGCCGTCAACACGAGTCATTGAGCGGAAGGAGCATCCCATGTCTATCCCCCCCGACTTCACCCGCCGAGTGCAGGAGAACCCGCAGATTGCGGTGGAGCTGTATGAGGCGCTCGATTGCGTGATGGCGAATCTTCCTGAGCCTGAGTGCGCGATTTGGCGTGCGGTCCATTCGAAGGCTAGCGCCGCCCTTGCAAGTGCTGGGAATCCTGACTTCTCACGCCCTCACGCCCACTACGCCCACGAACTCGCCCTAGACGCTGCTGCGCGTACTGGCGAGGAACCGCTGCCGGAGCACGTGCGGTGCATACCGGGGATGGAGAAATGAGCGCTCTCCCCGCCCCCAGAGAGCCCGAGGTAATCAGCGCCACCCCGGATGAGGTCATGGACGTATTCGCCACCCTATCCGGCTGGGACTCTGACCAGCATGGCTCTACTTGGTGGACCGCCAGGGTTGACGATCAGATGTTCTTCGACAACCTGGACGGCATCGACAAGGCAATCCTCCTGCACCTGATCGCGAAGGATACGTCGCACTGGACCAAGGACCTGCGGAACAGGCTGCTAGGCGCGGTGGAGCGGGAGATAGCGACGTGACTGGCTACCTGATATCCGGCCTGGCACTGGCTGTAGTGATTGCGCCGCTGCTGGATCGGCTTGCGAAGTGGCATCGAGATAGCGACCCGCTGATTGGAGAGACGCATGACTAAAGGATTGATCCCTGACGACTGGGTCATCGCCGCGCAATGCTTGCTTGATGACGCGGAAGACGGCGACGAACCGACGCTGACCCTTACCGCCCGGCAGATCGTTGAAGCCGCCGAGGCTGACGACGGAGAAAGCCATGGACAACGATGACGACGTGGTTATCGAGGATTGGTATCTGTACGCCGATCCGGCGAAGAAGGTACTTGACGACGTAGAGGTCTGCTACCGCGTCTGGGCGAATGGATACCCGCTGACGCCAAATCACTGCGTGCGCCTGATCTACGACAAGAAGGCCCGCGCCAGGATCGAGGAAGAGGTATCCAGCGAAGTCATGCACCAGGTCTGGGACAACATCGAGCCGGCGAAGAAAGAGGAAGCGGCAGCGCTTCGGAGGGTGGCGGCGTGAGGCTGCTTCTCATGATCGCGGGAGCCTTCGTAGCGCTGTTCCTTGCGCGGCACTGGGACTACGAGGACTCGCATCAAATTCAGGCCCGGGAGAACTGGGCGCGGGTGGCGAACAGATGAAAGCCGAAGACTTCTACACGCCAGGCGCCCCGGACGTGTACCTGAGAGGGCGTAGGGGCGAAGAGATAGCAATCGTAGAGCAATCAGGAGCAACCAATGAGCATAGTGACGATGGTGTTAGGCGAATCCGGTACCGGCAAATCCGCAAGCATGCGCAACCTCAATCCAGCCGAGACGCTGCTGATTCAGGCCGTCAAGAAGCCGATGCCGTTTCGCGCAACGAATTGGAAGCGGTTCGATAAGGAGGCTTGCCCGGAGGGGAATATCTTCCAGACGGACATAGCGGCAACGATCATCACCCTCATGCAGCGCACGCGCCGCAAGGTGATCGTGGTCGATGACTTCCAGTACGTGATGGCGAACGAATTCATGCGCCGCACCGATGAACGGGGATTCGACAAGTTCACCGAGATAGGCAAAAACGCCTGGGACATTTTGAATGCCGCCGCCGCCCTGCCCGAAGACGTGCGTGTCTATCTGCTGTCCCACGTCGAGACAACCGAATCCGGCCGCACCAAGATCAAGACCATCGGAAAGATGTTGGACGAAAAAATCACCCTCGAAGGCATGGTGACCATCGTTCTGCGCACCGTCATCCGCGATGGGCAGTACCTGTTCGCTACCCGGAACAACGGGAGCGACACGACGAAGACCCCGATGGGGTTGTTTGAGCAAGACCTGATCGACAACGATCTGGCAGCAGTTGACCAAGCAATCTTTGACTACTACCACGCAACCGTTGAGGAATAAGCATGTACGCACTCGATCCTACCGCAGCCAAAGCCGCCGAATCGACCGGCAATCGCATCACCGAGAAAGGCAAGTACAAGGGCAAGTTCACCCGCGCCCAGCACATCATTTCCGACAAAGGAACCTACGGGATCGACTTCGATTTCGTCAGCGATTCTGGCCAGAAGGCGCGATTCGCCATCTACACGCAGCGCAGTGACGGCACCCAGGTATACGGGTTTAAGCAACTGTCCGCCATCATGGCATGCCTCTCCTTGCGCAATCTCGCTGATCCCAAGGATACGCCTGCCAAGATCTACGACTACGACCTGCAAAAAGAAGTCGAGGCCGTCGTCCCCCAGTTCACCGAACTGCTGGGCAAGCCCATCGGACTGCTGTTCACGATGGAGGAATACAAGGCGGACAAGTGGCGCCCGAATCTGGCCGGGGCCTTCAACGCATCTTCCGAGCTGGTCGCCTCCGAAATCTTGGACCGCAAGACCACGCCCCAACATCTGCCCCGTATGGTCCAAGCGCTGCGCGACAAGCCTCTGAAATCCGATGGCGGGAATCTCGATGTAGGCAATCGTGCCGCCGCCGAAGCTGGCGCTGATGACCTCGGCGATATTCCGTTCTGATCTGGAGCCGACCATGAGCAATATCACCCTTTACGAAATCGCCGCCGAGTACCGCGCCGACCTCGAAAAGCTGGCCGAGATGGACCTTGACGAACAGGCGTTTGCCGACACCCTTGAAAGCCTGGGGGGTGAATTGCAGGTCAAGGCGCAGAACACCATCGCCTACACCCAGCATCTGGAAGCCCTGTCTGCCAGCATCAAGGAGGCGGAGCAGCGGATGGCCCAGCGTCGCAAGGTCATCGAAAAGAAAGTCGAGCGCATCAAGGACTACGTGAAGGATGTGATGCAGGCGAACGGCATCCAGCGCATCGAATGTCCGCACTTCGTCCTGTCCATCGCCAAGAATCCGCCCTCCGTCGTGATCGAGGACGAGCGACAGATTCCGCAGGACTACTTCACGAGCCCTCCGCCCCCACCGCCGCAGATCGACAAGACGCTGATAAAGAAGGCGATTCAGGATGGCTTCGATGTGCCCGGGGCGAAGTTGACCCAGGGCGTGCGGTTGAAGATCAGCTAAGGAGCCAGCCATGCAAGAACACGTATGGGTAGTTTATGGGCAACACCCGGCCGCCAAGAAATGGTTGATCATGAGCATGCACCGCAGTCGTAGTTGGGCGCGCGATTCCGCGAAGCGGACTCACTGGCCGACCCGCATCCGCAAGTTCATCGCTGCGTAAGGGGTGGAGATGAGCAACCAATCCACCACCGAAGCCCTGTGCGATCTGAGGGCGCAAGTGCTGCGTGCCGCACTGGAGTACACGCAGGCATGCAAGTTGATGCCCAGCGAAGATGCCGGACTGCGGGCTACCCGCGCACTGAAGAATCTTGAGGCCGTCGTAGCGCTCATCCCAGACTCCCGCCCCCAGCAGCCCCGAGCCGACCTGACGCGAGCCGTAGTGAGCTGCCCGCACGAAATCACGGCCGATGAGGTTGTGCTTCGCTACGACCCTAAGCAGCCGGGGAAGAATGCGTTTAATCAGCTAATGACGCGGATAGAAGCGGCAGCCCAGCAGCCCTCCGGGTGGCAGGACATTGCGCCGGAGGGGTGGAAGCTGGTGCCCGTGGAGCCGACTGACGACATGTTGAAAGTCATGTCGGGGGAATGGCATTCGACACGCTGGCGTAAGGCCCGTATGAAGTACGCCGAAATGCTCGCCGCCGCACCAGCCCACCCCGCCGAGCAGCAGGAGAGCACTCTGCCATGGCATATCCCAGTACAGCACTGGGATAACGCGGAGAAGGCCGCGCTACGCAACTCCGCTGCGCCCGCCGAGCAGCAGGAAGGCGGGGATGCGAGGGACGCGGCGCGGTATCGCTGGCTGCGCGAAAAGGCTCAGTATTTCACAAGCGGGCGCGCTCCCATGGCGGTTCTATGCGACGAAAGCGACCTGTTCCAGAAGGGTGAAGCCGGTTCGGATTCCGGATTCATAAGTGGACAGCGGCTTGACGATGCCATCGACGCCGCCATGACCGGAGGCAACGGCAATGCCCAATGACCCCACCCCCGCCCGGCCGGAGTTGCCGGAGTACCCGGCAGCCCGTTTTCAGCCCCAGCAACTCGTCGTCCATTCTGACCTGGTGCGCACCCTACTCGCACGCGAGCGGCGCAAGGCGCTGATCGAGGCCGCCTATGCCGCGCGGGGCTGTATCAGCGCCCTGGGGGCGGAAGCGGCAATCCTGAAACTGATCGACCGCAAGGAGCCGACAACGTGACGCCCGAACAAATCGACCAGCACCTTGACGCCGTGTTGCGCGCTTCCGGGTCTGCGCTGCGCAACTACTCGCTGGAGAAGCCCAAGGCGGAGATGCGCGCCGCTGTCCGCGCCATCATCGCCCAGGCCCGCGCGGAGTGGGAGGCGGAGTTGGTGCCCGTGGCGTGGCGATACCAGACCCCGACCGGGTGGCACGCTACCACCGACGCTGGCAAAGCGCTGGTGATGCGGGATTACCACCCTGTCGAAGCGCTGACTGCTATCCCCTCTACCAAGGAAGGATCGTGACTGCCTGCATCGCATACCGCCCTGGCCGGCTCTGCGCCAATGGGTTTCCCATGGGGTATCCGGCCAGCAGTGCCTGCACCGGCCGCACATGCTGCGCGTGCGGGCGTCCCAACGACATCGTGCCGTGGTGCTTGCGTGAGGATATCGATCCGCGCTGGCTGAACGAGGACGGCTCTCCGAAATTCTCTACCAAGGAAGGCCATGAAGACCAATGAACAGACGCTGAAGCCGTGCCCGTTCTGCGGCAGCGGCGCACAAATAACCCGATCAAGCGACGGGGACAGTGTGGGCGTGCGCTGCATGCATTGGGGAAGCGGTTGCATGGGCGCCGGCGCACGATGCGATACCGACGAACAAGCCATTGCGGCCTGGAATAATCGCATCCTGCCTGCCGCCAGCGAGGCCGGGGTGGTGCCGGTTGGATGCATTCTAGTGCAGGAATGTGACGCCGTAGCGTATCAACATCCGGAATACGGTCCGGGAATCTTCTTCACTGAAGATGCCAAGCTCGACTCCCCGCCCGCACCTGTAGAGGCTGGGGCGGTGGACGTGCGTCACCCGGTAGTAGTTAAGTGGCGTAACAACGGAATTGAGGCGTGCGCGGGAATCGCCGATGCATACGGCATGACGCAGGCGGCTATCGACATGCGCGCAATGCTGACGAAAGGCGCCCCATCGGATGCGCCCGCGCGGCAGAAACAGGACTGCCCGCATGCCGCCCCGCATCGCTATTGCGCCGTATGCGTCGCATCGCCGTGCCCTATCGGCCTGGGAGCCAAGAAATGATCGACTCGAATCACGATATCGTTCCGACGCTGCGCATGTTCGATGGCGTCATGACCGGCATAGCTGCTGACGAAATCGAGCGGTTGCGTGCGCGCGTCAAGGAACTGGAGGCCGCGCAACCGGCCATGGATGCGCCCGCGCAGCAGGAACGCATCGGAACGGTTGAAATCGAGGACGGCCGCGTCCGGTCCTACGCTTTCGAGCAAACCGATATCCCGACCGGGCAATATTCTCTATATACCGGCCCCGCCCCGGCTGCGCAGGGCGATGACTGGAATAGCTTCAAAGCCTCGTTCGCCCAGCGGTGCAATGATGCGGATCGGTATCTAGCTGGGACTGCGCAGGGCGACGAGCGGGCGGCTTTCTACGTCCAGGACGACGGCCAGCCGGAATACCTGGACGGCATCGAATGCCAGTACTGCGTCAGGCGCAAGAGCGATCATAAGATCATCGCGCATGTGTTCGACAGGGACGATGCATATCGCATCAGCGCCGCCCTGTCTCGCCAGCCCAGCGCGGGGGATGCGGAATCGTTCGACGCTTGGTGGAAATCCAAGGGCTGGGGGGACGGCAGAAAGCTGCACCACTACATGGCCAAAGAAGCATTCGAGGCTGGACAGCGCAGCGCGGGGGATGCGCTGCCAACGATGCGAGCAGCGTTCCGCACGCTTGAATCCGGCGGTGGCGGCTATCGCATGGTTTTCAAGTTTCGGACGATAGAACAGCTTCAGATGGCCGATCAGGAATGGCTCCATTCCGCCCGCGCCCAGCGTGCCGCAGAGGGGGATAGCCATGAGTGATTTTCGACACGCCAGCCGCACTAACTGGGCCTCGTCCAACAGCGTGGAACACATCAATGCCGGCAGCCTGCAGCGCATCGCCGATGCCGCCGAGAAAATGGCGCAGCGGCACACGGAGCTGATCCGCGACCGCGACAACTACGAGCGCTATTACCGGAGCGAATGCGCCAGCCACAACATGACCCGGCTGCAACTGCGCGCATCCAAGGGCGTCATCACGAAGTTGCGCAAGCAGTTGGCCGAGGCGCGCGCCGCTGCACAGGGGGTGAACGATGAATGATAAGTGCCAATGCTCGCTTCGCATCCGGATGACTGGCGACGGCTGCCGGTACTGCCAGCCTCAGGACTACATCGACCGGCTGCGCGATAACGCGAAGGATGACCACGACGAGATTGAGCGACTGGAGGCCCGCATCGCGGAACTGGAGGTGGCGCTTCGGCCGTTCGCGGTCGCCGCAAGGAGTTACCCAGATGGCCGTGACAATCGCTTCTACGGCGTACTGATGGCCGACCTACGCCGCGCTGCCGCTGCGCTGGGAGAGAACATCAAACCGGAGCTAGACGATGCTGACGCATGACGACCTGGACCATATGGAGAAATATGGTTGCGAACTGGGAGACGCCATGCTCCCTGAGCTGGTGAAGATGGCGCGGCGGTATCAGGCTTGGCGTGATGCAGCTCTGAACCCGGAGGACACGCCCGTCTCTGATCTGATGATGGACATGGGAATGAAGGGTGAAATCCCGACGCCGCAGGAGTTCGACGCCATGCTAGACCAAGCCATCGCGGAATCGAAGCAGGCATGACCGAAGCACTCCAGCGCATCCTAGAGACAACCACCAAGGACTGGGAAATGAACATCGAGCAACACGAGCTCCAGCAGATGCTGACCGAAGCCGCCCGCCAAGGGGCCATGATCGCCATCGAGGGGATGGTGTGCTACCACCTGAAAGACGCTTGCGCTAAGCTGGGTATCAGCTACAACACGCTACAGAAGCGGATACGCGAGGGAAAGATTCACCCCGTGGATGGTCGAATCACCGGGGCCGAACTGATGCGGTATCTAGCCCAGGAGCGCAGCAATGCTTGAGGCGTGTGGGTTGTAGTACCGCATCGCCATTTTCGGGTCAGTCCACCCGAAGACCTTGCAGAGGTCCAGCACGCTCAATTTCTTGGAAATCATCGTCGCCGCAGTGTGGCGGGTGTCGTGCCAGGTGAAACCGTCCAATCCGGCCCTACTCCGGTACTTGCGGAATAACGCATCCAGGCTCGCGGTCTTCAGGCCGAACACATATTCGTCGTCCCAGCCTTTCATGCGAGCCAGAAGCTTCCGAGCCTTGGTGGAAAGCGGAACATCCCGCGCGCGGCCGCTCTTGGTCAACGGCAGATGGCAGTGGTCGGCGTAGACATGACTCCATGTCAGGCCGCACAGCTCTCCGGCACGCATCCCGGTCCTGATCGCCAGTAGCATGCACATCGCCACGGCCTGCCCCGTCGAGGTTATCCGGCCTGAGCGCTGATAGCCCATCTCGCGCAGAAGCTTCCTGATCTCCCACCACTGTAAAACCCGTTCCCGGTGCTTCACCTGGGCCGGCTTCCGGATATCCCGGCATGGGTTGCTCTCCACCCAGCCCCATTCGAGCCGCGCAGTTTGGAAGACTGACGACAGTAGGGTAATTTCTCGCAGGACGGCAGCCGGCCCCACCTTGGCCCCACGGGAGTCTCGGAAGTCGGCTATGTGCTGGGCAGTCACCCGGCCTATTGGCGTGTCTAGGGGGAGTTTGTAATTCTCGAAGGCAGCCAGTCTGACTTCCTCCCAGCGGCTGCCGCGCTTCGTCGGACTGACTTCTTCGGCGTACTTACGCAGGGCGTCCCGTAGGGTATGCTGTTCTCCCAGCGGCTTTGTGGCCTGGGCGGCAATCTCCAGCTCCCGCTTGGCAGCCCACTCGACCGCCTCACGCCGGGTAGGGAACGTCTCGCTGTCGCGAACGCCCAGCTTCTTGATCTGGACCCGGTAGCCTTTTGCTGTCTTCTGGATGCTCGCCATGTGGGGCAT